GTATATTCTGATCCGAAAACGGGTGTGTTATATGTTTATTTTGGTCAAACAATATACCCTGATTTTTTAACTGCAGTTGCAGACCTATCAACAGATCCATTCACAGAAGGAGATACATTTGATTTTACAACATTCATTGGATTTCTTGTATTAAAAAGCAACGGAACCGACATAACAGCTACAGATAATAAAATAGTACCTGCAGGTTTATTCCGTGGCTCTGGTCAAGGCAGTGGAGGTGGTGTAGCTATATCTAATTTAGATGACTTAACAGATGTCTCTATCACCGGACCTACTAATGGAGAAGCATTAATATATGATTCTGGTATATGGCAAAATGGAACCCCATTAAACGCTACTAGTGCATCATTTGCTTCATCAGGTAATGGAATATTTTCTGGATCCTTTTCTGGTTCATTTACAGGTGATGGATCTCAACTAACCGGAATAGTATCTTCTAAATGGTCAGGATCAAACCCAATCACACGTCAAAGCGATGTAGAGATAACCGGCTCATTCAAAGTAGCAGGTCAAACAACATTATACACTACCGGATCGGGTACCTTAACAGTACAAGGTTCAGGTTCAGCTCAACCACTATTCCTAGTAACCGGAAGCATAGGTGAGCTATTATCTGTAACAGACCAAGATGATCCAAATCAACCATTACTCATAGTATCAGGTTCAGCAGGACAATTATTTGTAGTGGAAAACTCCACAACCGGTTCACTACTTCAAATCTACGATACTGCTTCAAATTCTATATTTGAGATAAACAACGATGCAGAAATCATATATGGTGTATCTTCCTCTATATTTGCAACACAGTATCTCACAATTACGGCAACTGCAAGTTACCAAACTATCTATAACATAGAAACTGGATCGTACACAGGAGCATTCATAAACTACACAGTAACATCTGCTTCCAATGCCGCTGCTGGTCAGATAATGTCGGTATGGAACTCTGGAACAGCTAGCTACACTGAAACATCAACCTCAGATATTGGAGATACATCTCAAATTGCATTTGATGTTATAATGACAGGAAGTGTAGCACAAATAGCGGTATCCGCATCTTTAACAACGGGATGGCAAGTTAAAACAGCATTAAATATATTGTAGATTTATGGGATTAGTATTAAAAAATGTAAATATAACTGGTGGTAAATTGAGTAGTACTATACCACAACCCACTGATGAACCTTGGATAAGAAATCCAGATTGGTTACCACTTGATGATGTACAACCAGGAGATAATAAGTTTAGTGGTTTATGGGCGGTGTATGAAGATATACCAAGTACACATTGGTTCTATTATCAAATAGGCGGAGGTAATGTAAGTGAAGTTGATTATGGTGATGGTACAACACAAACAGCTAGCAATCTTGTATTCTACAGCAAATTTTATGACTATTCCTCATTACCAGGTCCAGTATTAGTTGATGAAGATTGGGGTAATTATAAGATGGTAGTTATTAACATACAATTTGCTACTACAACTACAGGTATCTTATGTGATAGACAGAGTACGTTTGGTTATGCAAGTAAACCTACTGGATGGTTAGATGTAGTAATGGATTGTTCTACTATGTCTACACTCAATATATCATCACAACGACTTTCAATATTTATAGAGCGTTTAAGAATATTAAATAATAATTTAACAAACCCAAATAGTATATTTCAACGTTTACTGAGATTACGGATATTTGATTGGGATATTGATGGTGTTAATGTAGGTAATTTTCAATCAACATTCCAAACTTCAAGAGGTGATTTTAGGACAAGTAATAACGAACCTATAAGCTTAATAAACAATACCACCACACAGTTCGCATCCACATTCGCTTCATCACATAATCTAAAAAAGATAGGTACAATATCCTCCACCTCAGCGGATAGTTTGTCATCTACATTAGCTAGTTGTGTTAATTTAGAGGAAGTAGATAAAGTAATAGTACCTAATGTGACAAACTCATCTAGTACCTTTAACAATTGCCCTAAGCTTAAATCAATAAACGAAATTGATATATCGGCTACACAAAATACAACTGCCCTGTTTCAGGCATGCAATAGCCTCGAGAAGATAGGGGAGACAAATACTTTAAATATTAATTCTGCAACTACTGCTGCTAATATGTTTTTAGATGCTAGAACACTAAAAAAAATTAGTATACTAGGTTCTAATTTAGGAAATGTTACTTCTATGTTTAGTAGGTGTTATGAAATTGAAGAAATTAATTTTATTAATCAACCAACAAATATAACAGCGATGACTTCTATGTTTAGTGAGTGTTTCTCATTAAAAAAAATAGATTTAAGTAGTTCTATTATAACTGGATTAGCAAACTCAACATTTGTTAACTGCATATTAATTGAAGAAATATCATTAGGTGACTGTTCTGGTATTACAAACACTAGTTCAATGTTCGCAGGTTGTACTATGCTTAGACGCTTAAGAGTACCTAATATAAAAATTAGTTTTATAATAACAAGTACTGCTATAGAAGCCCCAGAAATGGTAACAGTATTTAATGATTTAGCTGATTTGATTACATTAGGATTACCAGCAGCAAATATCAATATTTCTAATACACCTGCATCATCCAACTTAACACCTGCTGAACGAGACATAGCACTAAATAAAGGTTGGACAATAACAGGATAAAAAATAATTATAGATATGGAAGATACATCAGGGTTTTATAAGCAAACAGAAACAGAATGGTGGTATGCACCTAATTTTGTGTATCACAGAACATATACCCTAGAACGAATAGGTAATAGAGAAAGTATCGATGGATGGCAATGGCACGATACCGCACCACAAGAATATCTAGATTGGTTAGAAACACAACAAACCGAACTAAACCCATAAATGAGCATCTCAGGTAGATATATAACAATAAGAGGAGGAAACATTATAGGTACACCACCTACAATAACCCCACCTGCTCCCCCTATTGTTACAGATAATCTATTCATGAAACTAGATGCTTCCAACTATGTTAGTGGTGCATGGCAAGATGAAACCGTTAACGGAAACAATGCAACTATAAATGGAGCAACTTGGTTATCTACAGATGGGGGAATATTTGATTTTGATGGTATAAATGATACCATGACAATTACTCATAATTCAAGTTTAAGCTTAAATACCACAACTCAACGAACTTTACAAGCATGGGTAAAATTTGATGCTTTACCTACCTCAACAAACCGCATGATTGTCTTTGGAAAACTATCTGCTAATTTTGTATTTGATGGTTGGTGGGGTGGTATAAATTCATCTGGAAATGCTGTTATAGCAACAAACGGTACTGGTACATCCAAGACAACTGCCTCTACATTAACGGTTAACATTGATACATGGTATCTATTTACCTTTATATCTCGAATAACGGCAACTGCTAATACAACCAAGATATATGTTAATGAGACTGAGTATGTTAGCACAGCACATGGAACAGATGGATACAGTGAATCAAACAACTTAACATTAGGTTATTTAACACCACCTCTCACAGGTTTAGGGTTAATTTCATACTTAAATGGTAAAATAGGTGCATGCTATTTTTATACTAAAGGTTTAGATGCATCTGAGGTGTCAACCAATTTTAATGCAACTAAAACTAGATTTGGAATTTAACCATATTTATAATAAAATAACCAATCTCGGATAGTGAACAGATATGGTAAAAAATGGCTGATTTCCCTCAAGATAAAAAATACAATAAACTTTGGAAACGTTCCTCGTTTAATGATACTATATTTGAAGGAAATAACATTTCCGAACTAACCAACAACTCAGAATTTTTAAATCAAGAACAAACTGACAGACTCTATCCAACCTCTCAATCATTTAATGATTTGAATGAAGTAGCTATAAGATCTACTACAAATTTTTATATAGTAGATGATTTTATAGATGAATACTTTGATGATGTAGATGAATTTTTTGAAACATATAACACAGGATCATTTTCGGGAAGTTTTGAAGGGAATTTGAGTGTAAAAGATGTAATGTTACTATCCCCCCTCAACAGTTTACCTGAAACTGCTCTACCTGGATCATTAGCATCCTTAAGAAATGCAGAAAGAGGAAACATTTCTTTATATTTTTATAATGGGTCTGAGTGGGTTTTAGTAACATAAGACATATTTATAATAAAATTAAATGGCAATACTTTCAAAAACAGGAATTACAACCGGACAAACAGTTGAACCTGGACATGTAACTCAATCTATAGATGCTTTTACAGGAATAGAAGCATACGACATTTTCCTTTCAGGATCATTTAATATGACGGGTTCTATAAATGGAGAGCCAGGAGTTATAAATAGTTTAACCTCCTCATATGCTGTAACAGCATCAAATGCTATAACTGCATCATATGCTCTAAATGCGGGAGCATCCTTTCCATACACTGGATCAGCAGCAATTTCAGGATCTCTAACGGTTGATGGTAATATATCAGGGAGTCTTATATTAGGTACAACCCGCACTACTAAAGAATATAATAATTTAAACAATGATCCCCAAATTGCCAGTACCTTAGCCGCTTTAGACATATATGCAGGATCCATAACTAGCATAAATTTACGCTCCAGCAACACAAATTTCATAAGACTATCTCTCCCATTATTAAGTAATAGCCAATTTGGTGATAGATATGAATTTATAATAAGTGAAGATGCTGCATCTGGGGGTACTGCCTTTTTTCGTTTAAGCTGCGCTACAGGTGATAGGATGTATGGTAGTGTAATAGGTGCTGATGGTGGTTCTCTATATAGTACTGGAAGCCTATACATCTCTACAGGAGATGGAAATGGAAGAGTAGGAGATAGAATTATGGTTACCTCGATCATTGGGATGGATAGTAATAGATATTGGGCGGTTGAAGCTATTGTTTCTGGGTCTGCTGGATATTTGTTTGTATAAATTTTTAACCAATAAATTAAAATAAATTATGTCAATTGTTACAGAAAAAAATGTTTTAACTAAAGAAGAATTAGATAATCTACGTTCTTTACAACAAGATTTCCAAAGTATCCAATTTGAATTGGGGGAAATTGAAATTATCAAAATTCAAATGGAAGAAAGATATGAGAGTGCTAAAAAACTCTTAAAAGAAACTCAAATAAAAGAACAATCTTTTACAAATTCTTTAAAAGAAAAATATGGTGATATCTCATTAAATGTTGAAACTGGAGAGTTCTCTAGAATAGAATAAAACTCTTAAATATTTATAAATAAAACATTAGATGGCCGAAACAATATTATCTCCTGGAGTAGTAACCAATGAAAACGATCAGTCTTTCATTTCTCAACAACCTATTGAAGCGGGTGCAGCTATAATTGGCCCCACAGTAAAAGGACCAGTTGAAAGACCTACAATTGTAACAACTTATTCTGAATATGTAAACAAGTTTGGTACCTCTTTTATTAGTGGAAGCCAAAATTTTACCTATTTTACTTCTATATCTGCATACAATTATTTTAATAATGGTGGAACTTCACTTTTAGTAACCCGTGTTACAAGTGGATCTTTTACTCCTGCTACAAGTAGTAACGTAACAAACAATGTTTTAGCTGTACCTGGAAATACTGCTTCATTTTCATTAGATGTATCTACCATTGTTACAGGTTCAGCAACCGGATCTTTACAAGGATTTGGTTTATTAATTGGAACTAACTATTATGGTGCACATCCCAATACAGTTGGGCTAAACTTTGTAGGTGGAGGTGGAAACGTAGTTTCTCAATTTGTTGGAGTAGCTACATTAGCTGATACTGACGAATATATGGCTGCTGCAGTTACAGGATTAAACCTACTAAAATCCTCTACAGGAGTTACAGCATCATATTCTTCTCCTAACATTACTCTTCAAGCAATAGATGCAGGAACTTCTTTAAATGGAACTACAATATTCTATGATGACGCTCCTTCATCCTTTATCCTCCCAACATCATTCCTCCCAGGATCAATGTCTGGTGGAACCCCTAATACTGGAGATAATGCTTTTACCTTAGAAACTTTATCTGAAGGATCCCTTATGAATAACACTTCACCTGAAAATTCAGATGGGTCTTTACCTTCAGGTTCAGCAGATAATGTAAGATGGCAAATAATTTCCCCTAACACCTCTTCAGGAACCTTTACTTTATTAATCCGTAGAGGGGATGATGATACTAATTCTCCCGTAGTATTAGAAACATGGGATAATTTATCATTAGACCCAGTAGATCCAAACTATATTGAAAAAATTATAGGTAATCAAACAACTACCATAGCAACAGATGGATCAGATACTTACCTTCAACTTTCAGGTAACTATCAAAATCAATCCAAATATGTTAGAGTTAAGGAAGTAGTTTATAAAACACCTAACTACTTAGATAATGCTGGTAACCCTGTATCAGCATATACATCTTCAATTCCTGTAGCAGGAAGTGGTTCATTTGGAGGTGCTTTAGGTACAAATCTTCCTACATTAGGTAATTACTATGAAAACATATCTAACACAAGTACTCAAGGTTTAGTAGCTTCGGAATATGTTCAATCTATTAACCTACTTTCTAATAAAGATACTTACCAATTCAAATATATTACAGCTCCTGGATTAGTTAAAGATTTTGCATCTCATGCCTCTGTAGTTACCTCACTTATAACAATGTGTCAAGAAAGAGGAGATACGATGGCTGTAGTTGATATGTTAGACTATAATGCTAACATTACTGAAGTAGTAACAGAAGCTGCCACAGTAAACAGTTCATATGCTGCTACTTATTGGCCTTGGGTTCAAACTGTAGATCCTAATACAGGACAACAAGTTTGGGTTCCTGCCTCAACTATGATTCCTAGCATATATGCCTTTACAGATTCTACAACTGAACCGTGGTTTGCTCCTGCAGGAATTAATCGGGGTATATTATCAACTGTAATTAAAGCTGAAAGAATTTTAACACAAGGAAATAGAGACACACTATATCAAGCAAATATTAACCCTATTGCTACATTCCCAAACACAGGAGTAGCAGTATTTGGACAAAAAACTCTTCAGAAAAAGAAAAGTGCTCTTGATCGTGTGAATGTTCGACGATTATTAATTGAACTAAAAAATACCATTAAACAAGTAGCAGATAATTTAGTATTTGAACAAAACACAATAGCTACACGTAATGATTTTTTATCTCAAGTAAACCCTTATCTAGCCTCAGTACAACAAAGACAAGGTTTATACTCGTATAGAGTTGTAATGGATGATACAAACAATACCCCTACTGTAATAGATAATAATCAACTTGTAGGTGCAATATATATTCAACCTGTAAAAACAGCTGAATTTATAGTACTAGATTTCAATGTAACATCAACTGGAGTTACTTTTGACTAAAAATATAATATTTATAATAAAATAAATCACTAATAGAAAATGGCAAACTTCACAGCATCTCCTGGAGTATCACTTAATGAAATAGATAATACTTTTATTTCTCCACTCCCAGTCAAAGTAGGAGCAGCAATTATAGGACCAACAGTTAAAGGACCAGTTGAAATTCCTATAGTTGTAACCTCTTATTCAGATTATAAAAACCGATTTGGGGGTTCACTTGTAAGTGGAAGTGATACTTACTCTTATTTAACCTCAATTGCAGCATATAATTACTTTAATAATGGAGGTGAAACTCTATTAGTAGCTCGAGTTGTAACAGGATCATACACATCTGCTACATCAACTACAATTTCAAATTATATTGATGCAACCTCATCCTCATTTGCTCTAGAAACAATTTCTGAAGGAGTTATCATGAATAACTCAGGTGCTCTAAACTCAGATGGATCATTAGTTTCTGGATCTGCAGATAATGTTAGATGGGAAATTACAAACTCAAATACAGGATCAGGTACATTTAACGTACTAATTAGACAAGGTAATGACAAGACAAACGGTAAAGTAGTTCTTGAATCATTCAATAATGTAAACTTAGATCCAAATTCTCCACGTTATATTTCACGTGTAATTGGGGATCAAGTAATTGCTTATAATTCTGTAGAGAATCAAGTTGACATTGCTAGTGGTTCATTCCCTAACAACTCAAGATATGTAAGAGTTAAAAATGTAACTCCTACCCCAAACTATTTTGATAATACAGGAACAGCAGTTTCTGCCTACACTGCTTCAATCCCACAAAATGGATCTGGTTCATTTAGTGGAGCAACAGGAGATGTAAAAGCAGGAGCTAATTTTTATGAAAATATTTCAAACACTGATACCCAAGGATTAACCTCAGGTAACTATACTAACATGGTTAACCTTCTTTCCAACAAAGATGATTACCAATTTAATATCCTATTAACCCCAGGCCTACTAAACTCTGAAGGAACTCATACTGGAGTAATCAGTTCTATTATAACAAATACACAATTACGTGGAGATAATATTTATGTAGTTGATATGGTAGATTATAATGGAACCTTAGCTGAAGCAGTAACTCAAGCTCAAACACGAGATACTTCATATGCTGCTACTTATTGGCCTTGGTTGCGCATCCAAGACCCAGAAACTGGTAAACGCGTATGGGTACCTGCTTCAACTATGATCGGAGGAGTATACGCATATAATGACAGAGTAGCCGCACCTTGGTTCGCACCAGCAGGTATTAATAGAGGTGGATTAGGATCTGTGTTAAGAGCTAAAACTAAACTATCTCAAGCAAACCGAGATGAGCTATATGATAATAACATTAACCCAATTGCAACTTTCCCTAAAAAAGGAATTGTAGTATTCGGACAAAAAACTCTACAGAAAGGTGCTTCAGCACTTGATAGAGTGAATGTTCGCAGATTGTTAATTGAATTGAAATCCTTTATAGGTCAACTTGCGGATAATTTAGTATTTGAACAAAACACTATTACAACTAGAAATAAATTCTTGTCTCAAGTAAACCCTTATCTTGAAAATATTAAACAAAAACAAGGATTATATGCGTTTAAGGTGATTATGGATGATACACTAAATACACCTGATGTAATTGATAGAAATCAATTAGTAGGTCAAATTTATATCCAACCAACAAGAACCGCAGAATTTATTAACCTAGATTTTATTTTACAACCAACAGGAGCTGAATTTCCTGCTTAAAAATTAGAATAGCTAATATTTATAACTAGAACATTAATATAATAGAAAATGGCAGTATTAGATCCAAACGAAATATTTTTCACAGCTTTTGAACCAAAGCAAACCAACAGGTTCATCCTATACATTGATGGTATTCCATCTTATATGGTAAAAGGAATGGGAGCTGTATCATTAACACAAAACTCTGTTGCTCTTAACCACATTAACGTACAACGTTATGTTAAAGGTAAGACAACATGGAATACAATTTCATTCACATTGTTTGACCCAATCACACCTTCAGGTGCACAAGCAGTAATGGAATGGGTACGTCTACACCACGAATCAGTAACAGGTAGAGATGGTTACTCTGATTTCTATAAAAAAGATTTAACATTTAATGTTCTAGGACCAGTTGGAGATATCGTTTCTGAATGGGTTGTTAAAGGTGCTCTTATCACTGAAGCTTCATTTGGAGATTATAACTGGGATGATGATGGTACTGCTGTAAACATCGAAATGACAGTTCAACCAGACTACTGTGTATTAAACTTCTAATAATACTTTTTAAAAATTTTTTAAAAAAGCTTGCCTAGTTTAGGTAGGCTTTTTTTATTCCGATATATTTATATAGGACAATTAAGTTATAACAAATAAAAATTATGAGCGAATTTAAATTACCTACTGAAGTTATTGAACTTCCATCTAAAGGTTTACTTTATCCTGAAGGATCCGAATTAGCAAAAGGTACAGTTGAAATGAAGTATATGACAGCTAAGGAAGAAGATATCCTTACAAACCAATCATATATTCAAAAGGGTATTGTACTAGATAAATTGATGAAATCACTTATTGTATCCAAAATCAACTATGATGATCTATTGATAGGAGATAAAAATGCAATTATGGTTGCTGCTCGTATTCTAGGATATGGTAAAGAATACTCATTCTCAGTACTAGGAGAAGACCACACAGTAGATTTATCAACTTTAGATAATAAACCACTTAAGGAAGAACTATTTAAAGACGGTAAAAACAACTTTGAATTCACTCTCCCCCACTCTGGTAACCACGTTACATTCAAACTTTTAACACACAAGGATGAGCAGGATATTAACAGAGAACTAGAAGGACTTAAAAAAATCAACAAAGATAACTCCCCTGAACTCACAACCAGACTCAAATATCTAATTACCTCAGTTGAAGGAAAAACCGAAAAGAAAGACATTCGAGAATTTGTTGACAATTACCTGCTAGCTAGGGACTCAAGAGCCCTAAGAGAATATGTAAAAGAAATCCAACCCGATGTTGATTTAACTTTTTTTCCCGAAGGATCATCCACTCCACAAAACATTCCAATCGGTGTAAGTTTCTTCTGGCCCGATGCTTAAAGATATATAATTTAAAAAGAATGGCTTCTCAAAAGAGAAGCCACATTTTTGTAATATTTATTATTGACACTAAAAAATAATACAATGATAAATACTTCAAACAATATTCCCTTAATAGGAATTTATAAAATAACATCCCCTACCGGAAAAATTTATATAGGACAAAGTAAAAATATTCTCCAAAGATTTAAGTTCTATTCCTTTTATAATTGTAAAAATCAAACCAAACTTTATAATTCTTTTAAAAAACATAAAGTTGAAAATCATTTTTTTGAAATTATAGAAGAATGCTCTGTAAAACATCTAAATGAAAGAGAAGAATATTGGATTAATCATCTAAATTCTATAAAAAAGGGACTTAACATTCAAAATGGGGGTAATGCTTCTCCTCGTAATATTGAAACTAAGAAAAAAATTTCAAGATCCTTAACAGGTAAAACCAAATCCCCCTCTCATAGATCTAATATTTCATCTTCCCGAAAAGGTATGAGGTTTACTGAACAACATAAACATAATATGAGTAAAAGTAGATTTAGATATTCTATAATATGTTTAGAAAATGGCAAAATCTATAAAAGTGCAAATCAAGCATCAAAAGATTTAAACATATATCCCTCTTCAATTATAAAGGTGTGTGAAGGAAAATATAAACAAACTAAAGGATATACCTTTAAATTTATATAATAGTAATGGAAACAAATGAAAAACTAAGAAACCAACTAGCCCTATTTGGAATCACCCCAGAAAATGCTTCCCAAGCTAGAGCAGCAATTTTCACTCAAATCCACGAAATAGTATTTCATGGTAAAGGAGGCTATGATTGGTATAGTGTATATAATATGCCAATTTGGCTTCGTCGTTTTACATTCAATAAAATAAGTAGTTTCTATTCTGAAGAAAAAGAACAGATAGAAAATATGAAGTCAGGTACTAAAGGCTCTAAAAAACTTGTTGACTCCTCAGGTAAAGTAAACACACCTGATTTTTTACAAGCTAGTAAACAATATAAAAAACCTTCAAGTTATAAATAAAAATCCCATCTTTAAATATTTATAACAAAACATTGGTGAATGGCCTTAGATCCTAAAAAATTACAAGAAGCAAAAAGACTTTTAGCTGATTTAGAGAAAGCATACAAGACTATAGGAGATACTAATCCCTTTAAAAATATACCTGCCGCTAATGCTGATTTAGATCAATTAAAACAAGGGTTAAAAGATGCCAATGAATATATAGCTTTAATGGACTCAGATGCTGCTGATTTAGTATCTTCTTTTAAAGCAATCACTGAAGAAGTAGGTAGAACTAATAAAGCATATGGCAACTCAGCTAAATCCATAAATTCACTAACTTCTTTAGCTGGTAAACTCCGAGACCATCAACAAGGAATCAACACCTTGTCCTCCTCTCAACTTAAAACTTTACAATCTAAATTAAAATCTGAGCAAGCTAATTTAGAATCTAATAGAAAACAACTTGAAACTAAAACAGGCAACTTAGCAACTGATACTAAAAATGCTGCTATGCTAGCTAATGTTAATGGTTTATTAGAGGATAATGATAGTACTCTTAAATCTTTAGAAGCTACAACCAAAAAAGAACTTAAGGAAAGAGAGAAAATAGAAAAATCTATTGGAGTAACAGGAGGTCTACTGAGAGGAATGTCTAAAATCCCATTAATTGGTGATTTAGTAGACACTAAAGAAGCATTAGAAGCAGCTGAAGAAACCGTCAAAGAAACTGGTAGTGGGGTTAGAGGAATGGGAGCAGCTTTTAAAACCCTTGGAAACCAAGCAGCTTCAGGACTACTCAATACTTCTAATATGATATTGGGGGTATTTACCTTCATGGTTAAATCTTTAATGGATATGGATAAAAATGCCGGTAAAATGGCAAAATCCTTAAACATTAGTTATGAAAATGCCCTTGATTTAGACCAAACTCTTAGAGATGTAGCAGTTACATCTGGAGATACTGCCTTATCATCTGCTCGATTAGGTGAATCCTTAATGTCTATAAATTCTGCTTTTGGTACTACAGCACAGATTTCAAACGAAAATCTTGCTACATTTACCAAACTACGTGAACAAGCAGGAATGACTAATGAAGAATTAGTTGGAGTCTACCAATACTCAGCTCTTACTGGTAAATCTATGGAAGATGTAGTAAATTCTTTCCAAGGATCAGCCAAAGCAGCTTCTTTTCAATCAAAAGTTGCCCTTAACACTAAAAAGTTAATGGCAGACATCTCTAAAATCTCAAGTAGAATGAAACTTTCTATTGATGGGGGTGCAGATGGACTAGCTAATGCGGCTGTTAACGCAAAATTATTAGGAGCAGATATAGATAAAGTATCTGCTTCTGCAGAGGCATTATTAAATTTTGAACAATCTATTGAAGATGAACTCTCAGCTGAATTGCTTCTAGGCAAAAACATAAACTTAGAAAAAGCAAGAACAGCCGCCCTAAATAATGATATAGCTACTCTATCCTCAGAAATTAAAGATCAAGTAGGATCAGCTGCTGAATTTGGAGACATGAATAGAATCCAACAGGAGGCTATTGCTAAATCCGTTGGTATGTCAGCAGATAGTTTAGCTGACATGCTTTTTGAACAAGAAGCTTTAGCTAGTTTGGGACAGCAATTAAATGATGAGGAACAAAGAGCTTTTGAAGCAGCTAAAGAAAAGTATGGAATTGAAGAAGCCTCTAGAATGTTACAAGAGGGTCAACTAGAAAATTTAGTCAATCAACAATCAACAGCTGAACAATTCTCCCAAACTATAGAACATTTAAAAGAAATATTTGTGTCTATAGTAGATGGTCCATTGGGTATTTTATTAAATGGAATGGCTTCTCTTTTAAGTAATGCCTATACCTTATATCCTATAATAGCAGGAATTGGAGCTATTATTAGTGTTAAAATGGTAAAAGGTATGGCATCTTTTGGGAAAGAATTAGTAAAAGTTATTCCAAAATTAGCTACTATGCTTACTAGCTATATAGGAATTGCTGCTGCATGGGCTGTAGCAAACCCAATAATGGCAGCTGTAGGTTTAGCTTTAGCAGCCGGGGTAGGAGCCTTAGTATACTCCCAAATGAAAGATGGTGTCATAGGCCCGGGTGGAGAGACTATAGTAAGTGGTCCTAAAGGATCTATTCAACTTGATAAGGAAGATTCTATGATAGTAGGAACTAACTTAATGGGTGATAAAAATAAATCAAAATCCAAAACTCCACCACCCCCACAAGGAGGTGGAGGAGGAACTGTCAATGTAGACATGACCCAAACAAATGCCCTCCTCCAACAACTTATTAATGTAATCCAATCAGGTGGAACAGTAACATTAGATGGACAAAAAGTAGGTGAAGCACTTAAATTAGGTTCTTTCCAAACTCAATAATCCTCAATATTTATAATCAAAAATAACACAATTATGGGACTATTAGACAAATTAAATATAGACGGTTCAAATCTAAGTGAATTTGACGGAGCTACTCCTCCACAAATGACTAGTGCTAGCCCACAGTCAAATGTTCATTATGAATATTCATTAAATGGTATTCCAAACTTAAATGGTTACCCATTCCCATCTACTCTAGATCTAGATGGAATAACTCCACCAAAATACTTAGATAACCCTCCAACCTAATAATTAAATGGGGCTTATTGACTTACAAACTGATCTTAAATCTCTTAAGTTTGGTAAAGATAGGTTTGGTGGTGGTGATAGTGGACAACCTTACATTAAAAATCCAATCATTGATGAACCTGGAAGACTAACTCAAGCAGACAATGATTTCCTATTAAGGGGAGGGATACGTGCTCCTCTAAATGCTGCTGAAGATGTTGCTAGGTTAACCAAATATATGTTTAGCACTAAATCACCTAGTGGTTTATTATTTATAGCTAAACAAAATCTTTTATCAAGAGTAGCCCCAAAAACTGAAGCTTCAAAAGGTATTGGATATGGTGGTGGTGGTTTAAATGCTGGTGTTTATACACCCTTATCTACTTTAGCTCAAGTTGGAATAGGATTTACTGGAATACATCTTAACAAACAAGGTATAGATCCAACTGGACTTATCCCAGGACTAGGAATTAACAAGTATGAGGATATAATTAAGTCTCAAGATGAAAATCGTTTAGTTACCCTCACTAGTTTAATTGAAGAAGGATTTTCTGAAAATAATTTTAATTTTACTAAAGGATATTCTTTAAATAAAGGAAATTCTGTAGTAGAATATGGTGGTGGACCCGGATCTATTTTAGGAATTGGCAAAACCAGAATACAATTTGCTGATCAAAGAACAGGGAATCAAAATGTAGAATTAAGAAATAGTGGTTTTTTTACTCCCCTAAAAGATAAAGGCTATAATGATTATTCTATTTTTAAAAATCCTAGACCTTTAACATATCAAAGTGCTAAAATATTTCATAAAGGGGTAAGTGAATTATATAAAAGATTAACCAACTATGATCTAATAGGAGATAATTTTACCACAACTAATGATTCTTCTCTTCTATATAATTTCCAGACAAGTGTATATACCCCCTTTAGTGCAGGTACTTTTCCTGAAAATACTCCTCTAATTGGGAAAGGTTCTTGGTCCCAACAAGATTTTATAAATCAACCTAAAAGTGTTGATAATGAAATTTTAGAAGATTTTAGAACTAAATTAGACCCAACATCTTCTCCTCAAAGCACCTTTTTAAGCCTATCTCCTAATTACAAAAGAGGAGAGGGAAAAAATATTGAAGAAAGAGTCCATTTAGGTAATCCTGGAGAAAAAGGAGATATATCTAACTATGCCCTAGGAAAAAGAAATCCTATAACCAAAACCCAACTAGGCCCTACAGATACTATAAATGCTCTTCCTATATATAAATCTTCTAATGTGACCCATAAATGGTCCCTTAAAAATGATTTAGTTAAGTTTAGAATAGCTATTATTGATGTTGAAGACCCCTCTCAAAAATATTTTATACATTTTAGATCATTTATCGATAAGTTTTCTGAAGGGTATAAGGCTAAGTGGAAAGGACAGAATTATATGGGTAGAGCTGAAGAGTTTTATAAATATGAAGGATTTAGTAGAGACGTTTCTATTGATTTTACTATAGTAGCTCAATCTAAAGAAGAATTAATTCCTATGTATAAAAAATTAAATTTCCTTGCCTCCTCCTTAGCTCCTAAGTATACTCGTCCTGGATATATGGCTGGAAATATTGCTCAATTAACTGTAGGAGGATATCTTTTTGAACAACCTGGTATAATCGAAAGTATATCTTATGATATTCCTGAAGAATCTTCTTGGGAAATAGGTATCCCTCTCCAAACTCCTGATGGAACTAAATTTGAAGATTCTTCTGTTAAAGAATTACCACATATGATTAAAGTTTCTATTTCCTTTACTCCAATTCATAAATTTAGACCTGAACTTATGAGTTTAGGATCTACCCCTAATAATGGAAGTAGTTTGACTAAAGAAGATATACTTAATGATCAAAATGTTTATGGAAATCAAAGATTTATATCATTAGCAGATGGGCTAGATAAGAAGACTAACAACTATGATACCAATGAATATGTAACCTCCCCTGCTTCCCCACCTCCTCCTCCACCCAATCCTGACACTCTACCCACACTAACCTCAGAAGACTTAGGAATAAATGATAATATTAGTTAATCTAATTTATGAATAGATATAATAACATACCAACAAAGTTAGGGTCTAATCCAAACACAACACAGCAAGATAACATATCTAGATATGTTACAACTAAGTACCCTAATATTCCTGTTT